CCATTTGTCGTTCCTTTAATATATACAATGTTATTTGAGGCAGTCGTCAATTGAAGCGCATTTAGAGATCCTGTGCCCGATAATGTCATTGCTCCAAATGTAGGAGTGCTAGATGTTGCTATTGATTGAGGCAAACTTAATGTAACAGCTCCAGTAGGGGCGCTTGCTATAACCTGATTAGCAGTCCCAGTAATACTGGAAACCGTACCAGCTGTAGTTGCCAATGTACCACTTGTTGGGAATGTCACATTAGTCGCACCAGTCATAGTAAATACAGAGGCAAACGCACCAGACGTTGCCAGTGTTCCGGCTAAGGTCAAGGTATTAGAGCCGTTATTTACCCCGGTTCCACCCAATACAGGGGAAACAATTCCTGATAAATTTACAGTTATTGAACCACTACCATTCGCGACTGTAATGTTTGTACCTGAATTAATTGCAGCAGCAACGGGCGCTCCAGATGTAGTGCCTACTAATATCTGCCCAGCAATTAATGGTACCCATGCAGGAAGTCCCGATCCATCGGTAGTCAATACGCCTTGGTTGGCAATCGTTAAGCCGCTTAATGTGGTTCCAGCAGCTGCATAATAAGCAATTTGATTTATCAAACCCGGATTAACTATACCGGAGGCACCAGAGGTAAAGGCCACAGTTCCATCGGCATCAGGAAAGGTTACAGTTCGGCTGGTTGCAGTATTTGCAAAGGCAAATGTAGTTGAATGTTGAGCCGATGTACCGCTTTCAATTATCAGTGGGGATGTATTTTGTGATACAAAAATATGTTGGCCAGTAAGTTGCGCACGATAAAGCATGCCTATATTGGTATCTGTTCCTAATGCGCCAATTTCTACGGGATTTCCTGTAGGGCTGTTATTCACCGCCATGTAATTTACAGCACTTGGATTAAGATTCATTTGGAATATAACATTACCATTGGAATCAAAAATTGTTCCTGCTGTAAGGTTCAAGGTATTGAATGTCACGTTACTCGTTGGCGCAATATCTTGTGGTGTTGACAGGATAATATCCGTACCTGTAACAGGAGTTCCTGAAGTACCATTTACTAAAACCTGACTAGGAGTTCCTTGAAGACTCAATACTGTGCCATTTGTATAAGCAACAATACCATCCGTGTCTTGCCAAGTAGCTGTTCGGTTAGCTGTAAGGGTTGGGATGCTAAAATTTAATCTAAAGATATTAGAAATAACATTAGGTTCCATGTAGAAAGGAATGGAACTTGTTTGACTTTGAACAGCTACTGCACCAGAACCTTTGCCAGTGATCGTTAAATCAATATTTGTTCCAACTCCAGCAGACGAGATTATAGGAGCGCCCGGATCAATGGATGAAGTCAGTACAATATAATTGTTTGCAGTAATCCCAGCTGTATCAAATCCAACTACGATATTACCATTAATATCTTTCACGCCAGCGGGTGATTGGAAATATCCAGTAAAGCCCGGTCCATAATAATCGGTGCCATTGACAGCTATATCGAGCGTCGCAACGCCTAAAGTTATGGTTTGCTTCAGTATGCCGTTTGCCAAAGCACCTAAGTTTTGCGCATCAGGTAAGCTTGAGTCAGCCGTGTAGGTTACAAATGGGCCTTGAGTGAATGCACTCTCTTGCAACTGAGTCCATTGACCTAGAATCGCATCGTAATACTCATAGAGCTGATCGTCTGTATTAAATCTCAGGCGATAGTTTATGGCCGACGATGGTGCGGGTCGGTCTGCTGTAGAACCGGGAGGTAAAAAAGTCCAAGGATTGTTAAATAGCACGTTTGCGCCGCTTAATAATCCCGGTACTTTGTCATTGTTGGCAATGTCACCGCCAGCCGTCATCTGACTAAACTTTATAGTGTCTACCATCACGAATCCTTGTGATTATGGATGTTATCCTTGAAGTTGTCTTAATGAAACTCCGATATAAGCGATAGCATCTGGTGTAATAAAGTGTAACACATCACCGCCTCGAACATATCTTTTATGAGGTTTGAACTCGTTGTATTGCTGAGTACCAACACTCCCGCCAGCAGGAACAACAGGTGTCGCATTCTTACAAACATAGACATTTGATTCAGAAGCATACTCAAATAGTGCTTGGAATTGCTGTAGTTCTGTTCCGGGAATTGTCCATGTTTGTTCAGAATTCACAGTACAGGCAACTTGAGCGCATGTATCACTGAATGGTTGTGTATCTAGGTAATTCGCATTATATGCAATAGTCATTTTCTATCCTTAGTTATTATTCAAATCTGATACATTTTGACATAAACATGGTCAACTGAGTTATGTTGAATGGCGTTCCGCTGCCAGTCGATGTCGTTGTAGTTGGCCCGTTAGAGGCAATGACAATTGGATTTGGCCCGGCTATGACAGAAGCACTTCCTAGTCCAAGGGCCACACTATGCGTATGTCCTACTAATTCACCTGATTGCATGGTATGCGTTGCTTCGCCCGTCACCCCTCCGATACCACTATTGGTCACAGTTACGATTCCTGCGCCTCCAGCACCTGCAACCACATAATCACGTTGATCATAAACATTGAATGTAGTCGAACCATCTCCGTTTGGAGCTGCAAAGAATCGGACTACTGATGCTCCAGAAATAGTGGCTGCAGCTGACATAGTGATTGTTGTGCCACTGATGCCTGAAATTGTTGTTGATGAAGGTATGCCATTCCCTTCCAATGGCATGCCTATGCGATATTGGGCGGATGATGCAACTGTAAATGTAGTCATGGTGCTTGTTAATGTTACTGTTTCCGTCTTGGTCATTGCTTGAAATAACAAATTAAATGCAGATCTGCTATAAGCCGTCCCATCACATAATAAATAATGCGCTGGCGTTCCAAACCCACCATATTCAATTACAGTACCTACGGGCACTATGGGATAAGCTGTATTATAGGTTTGATCAATTTGACGGTTAATTGAGTCTTGAATAAAACTTTGTTCAACCGGCATGTCTTCGACTATCAATTGTATTGATGTAACATAAATATCTATGTTGCTTGGTATCGAGAGCTCATAATCGATGTATGCAGCAGGCGGTAAATCTGTATTGGTTGATTCAGGCAATAGACCAACGCCTGTGTATTCATTTAGGCTTGTATTTAAGCGAACAACGTTTAATACGTTTGCCAAAAGCGAACCATTTGAATCAAATAAATTGGCATTAATGGGCCCTATAGAAACTGAATCAGATCCAATTTCAGCGGTGAGTGTTGACGATACATATTTGTTAGCCCATAGCATTCCATTCTGAACGAATCTCTGCCTTAAAAAGGCCGATCCAGACGTCCAGCCACTTAACTGCAATCGCAGTGCATACGGCGCATTAGAGGTATTTAGCTCAAGATCATTAAATGGAACTTGGGTTATCGTTGCGGTTCCTGTTCCTGACAATTCCAAGAACCAACCGGGCCCAATTTGTATTGGATCGGGATCAGTGCCAGTAAATGTATATGTAGGAGCAGCAGTTGTACCAAAATCAATTAGCGCAAACTGAGGATTGGTGATTTGATTGCTTGATGCAAACGCTACTGTATCCACAGGTGTTGATCCACCATCTCCGGCCACATAATTCTCAACTAAATATATCAATGGATCACTTTGTGATGGCTCACCTAGACCGATATGCTGGCGAAACTCTAAGCGATAAACCACTCCTGATTCGAAGTATACATTGTTTGGAAGGGTCCCATTTCCTAAGAACTGAATAGGGTTAGTCCATGGGGTTTCTAAGTCTGGATCTTGATAGACAGTTAACGGGATATAAGGGATAACATTGCTCAATACCCACAGGTAATAGGTATCGTCAAAGATGCGACCAGCTAGGTTGAACTCCGCCCAAATGGGGTTGCTTCCCCTGATTCCCAAACTAGCCATCATTAACTCCTTTTAAATGCTTCCAATTTGCTCAACCTTGAGCTATAATGCCCTTTTTTAGGAGGGTTTGTTATGTTATGGTTAATACCTATGTTATTTTTTATTGGTTCTATTCGTATCTATAATAATTTAACTTGTACAGAAGGTTGGTACAAAGAAAACTGGTCAACATTCTTCAAAAGAGTGATATTCGGTAAGTTGCATTGTAAAGAATTTAACATCACCGATGACCGCCAACAAGATTAAGTTCTAAGGGTTTTTTGTCCTGTTCTCCTGCTGCTTGGGAAACCCCCTTTGTTAAAGCCGTTAAGAAGGCAACAAGCTTCAGATGTTTTCCAGATATTTTATTAATATCCTGAAGCTGTTTTTGCCAATCTTTACTGGTAATGAACTCAATTGCTTTCTTGTCATTTTTTCCTCCAGTAAAAATATGTTCGAATGCATTTTCTAAAAATTTTCCTGAAGATCTGGATTGATTCATACCGTATTCTTCTTTCCCCTTGGCTGTTTTTATAGTTCTCTCTCCGAGAAGCTCTTTAAAAACTAACCGCATATCCTTCAAGTTTTGAACCGCTTCAGGCGCATTTTTTAAGCGACCTAACACTTCATCAAATTTCTTTTGTGATGCAAGAGCTTGATAAAAGTTAGTTCCATTTATTGCTTTCCGGTCAAAAACCTTTTCCAGTCCTTCACGAACGATTTTTCGCTCATATAGTGCTCTTGCATTGGCATATTCTGGGAAAGCAGCGTCCATTTGATCACGCATATCTCTCCGAGTATTGGATATGATTCGTGCTTCATTATTATTGCCTGCACGTTCAGCTTTGTTGACCATGTCATCCATTGCCCGCTTCACATGATCCCAATAGACAAGACTAGTGGCTTGCGGATCGGCCTGACCTTTTTTCAATTTAACATTTTTAGGCATCAATGCTTTTAAGCTTTCCTTATAAGCAGGCGTGTTCTCAACGGCGTTTTTAGCCTCTTTAATTATCTCATTATCTTTGTATTGCAATGGGAAGTCTTGAGGCAAATTCACCTCATTGATACTTTTATATGCTTCCTCAACTTGTTTATCCATCTTTTCGGGTGAATATATTTTATTTAATGTTGCCTCAATGGCGCGACGTTCACTTTCTTCTCGTCCCTTCAATTTCTGATGAAGAATTTGCTCACCTTCTTCTGTTTTACCAAGCCCCCCTTGTCGTGATGCGGCAATGCGACTTTCACTTGCTTCGGCAGGTGTTAAATAGTCAAGGCCTAAACGATTTGCGGCAGCCATTTTTTCAGTTGCAAGCGGGGTATTTGCATGCTTGGCCAGCTCATTAAATCTGTCTTTATCACTTTTCATGCCTCTCCCGCCCAATATGGCGGAGGCTAGACCCACGACTTCAGATCCCGTTTCACCCAATCCCAACCCTTTTGCAACATGATGGCCCACAAGACCAAAAGCACCGCCGCCCAGAATTTTAGCAGCAATTCTAGCCTTAGGATTGGTGCTTCCCATTAACTGAGTCAAAATACTAAACGGTACTTGAGTGGCTCCTGCCTCAGCTCCTGCTTTGGCTTGATCTTGAGGGGCTTGCGCAGCAGCATACCCAGCTTGCGGAATAGCCTCAGATATAGCCTTAGATAATAATTTACCTACTCTGGGGATCTTGGTGATAGCTTGACCTGCACGACCCAGTCCAACGCCTGGAAGGGCCATTGATGGGCCGTATTGGGTTAACATCTGAACTAATTTATCACCAGAGTCTGGTTTTTCAACTCCAAATAACTTGCTAAAATCATAATCAGATGGCGAGCCTTCTGGAATACGACCACCTGAAATCTTGTGGGGAAGGTTAGCAAATTCACGACCAGCATTTAAAATACCTATAGCTGGGTCTTTAAGTCCATAGCGGACTACCTTATGAAGCAAATTTTCATTGTCTTCAGGTTCAGCTGATTGTCTTCTGGCTATTTCTCGGCGTGCAAGTTCTGCTCGGGCTTGAGATGCTGATGTAGCCATTAACCACCTCCGGCAATTTTATGTAATTCTTCTTCAGTCATTTTTGTGTAGTCTTCAGGAGCCGTAGCTGTTGCTGTGATATTGCCACCATGCAATTTAGCCTTAGCATCCTCTTGTCTATTTACAATTTGCTTGCGAATAGTTTGCAATCTTGTTATATAATTTGAATCAGATTCACCTGACTTTCTCAACACCTTATCCTCAGCTTTTTCGGTTCCAGAATCTGTATTAGGAATGGTATATGCATTGCGAATACCGTCCAGCAACGTGGATACTTCTCCTTTATATGTCGCTTGCTTATCTCTTTTAAATAGCGCACCGATAGCTTGTCCCGGAACATTCCCTTTTTTAGTCATCTCAATAATATTATCAATAATTGGAAGGGCCGTAGTGGCACCTCCAACGACTGCTTGATACTTGGATTTTGTTTTATCGGTTAAAACTTCCCCGGTACCTGATTTATTTTGTTTTTTAATTGCTTCTTTTTTATTGAATAAATCAAGTGCAGTTGCTTCTTTTTGCGCAGGAGTTTGCGCAGCAGGTGCAAAAGGATCATATCCCAATTTATGCTTCAAAAAACCCCGAACCAAAGGATTGTTCATTAGTGCATCGGGTTGGCTCCCATTATCAGCTGGGGCACTTTCTTGTTGTTGAGCCTCAATTGCTTTTTGTCCAGCAGATATGGGTTGGCCTAATGCCATATCATCACCATTATTGGGAGGCACATAGGTATTAGGGGAATCACCACCGTTGACATTTTCACCAGTGCTCTCAACGCCGGTACTAGTATCATTAGATGCAGGCGGTTGTCCTCCACCTGTTAACATATCCTGTAATGCTTTATATTCAAACATTGGGTCGTTTTTGTGTTTAAGACCTAGCAATTGCTCTTCAAGAATCTGTCTATTGATTCCAGAGTTAGCACCTAGACGAGACTCTTGTTGCTGTTTAAATGCCATTTCTTGGGCGAACTGATCGGCCTTTTGTTTCAAGAATTCTTTCTGGAGCATTTTTTTTAATAAATTGTCAGAAGTATGATGGAATCCTTTAGCAAAGATATCCATTCCACTGCCAACATTAGGAATATTGAGCGCCATGATTATTTACCTCCAGACAAATAATTTCTTATCAAGTCCTGAATCATAGATGCACCTTGACCAAATACTGTACCGGGAGCGTTTGTTTGGTTGTATTGTAACTGTGCTGTATTCTGACCCATATTCATATTGTTATTGCTTTGAGTCGTCGCAGCGCCAGCACCAGTGTTGTATACTCCTGAACTTAATCCAGCGCCTGTTTTGTATTTTTCCATCAAATCATTTAAATACTGTTGTCTATCCTGATTCCCAATTTGAGAGGTTCCTGCCTGAATAGCATTTAATGCAGTATTTGAACCACCAAGCCCCATTGAACTGGCAGCATTAAGACCATGTTCTTGAGCCATGGTTTCATTTTGCTTGGCAGCCTCTGATTCATGATAATTTTTAATCCACTCATCCTGTAATTTCTCAGGGTGCATTAAATTATCAATGTAAGATTGCAGATTTTTATATTGATCTTGCCCGTTTTGATTATAAGGCTGTACATTGGCCTGCGCCTTATCGTAATATTCCTTTAGTTTTGCAGCAGCATCTTTATAGCCTTTCTCAGGATGCAAAAAACTGGATAACATACTCATGATCTCATCTCCTTATGGATAGGCTGTAGTCGTAAATTGCACTAAAGCCCCGTTTTGCATCCCTACATAAACATTTGTTGTTGTGTCATACAACACAATACCATTGGTGACGCCTACCCCATTCGTTGGGATAAATACTAAAACTGATGATCCAGTTATTGTAGCATTAGAATCTAGCGTTATTGTATTAAGTGTGATGGATAAAATATTAGTATTGTCAGGAATGCCATTTCCTATGACATTGTCCCCAACATTATAAAGAGAACCATCTACGACCGTAAATGTAGGCAAACCAGACGTTAATGTTACTGTCTCAGTTAGCATGGCATAACCCGGAGCCGTTAAATAATTAAAGGCATTCTGCACATCACCTATCGTTTCATTCAACGTATCAATCAATACCCAAAGCCATTGTAAAAACTGAGGGTCAAAATCTCCACTAACAATAGGCGCTGAGTCAATTCTATCTAAGAATAAAGACATCAGTTAGCCCCTCCACTGACACGTCGGGTGTTGCGCACAGCCCCCAATATAACAATGGGCGCAGAACTCACACACACAAGCTTGTAGCAACGATTTCTACTACACCCTAACTCATACCAGCGCATACGCCAACGGTATTGCCCAAGGGGGCTAAACTCGCGTAAATCAGCCGTTAGGAATGTTTCGCCGCCATCATCAGAATAATAAAGCTCAATGTGAGGTTTAAATAAAGCGTTATAATGATTGTCATCAAAAGTGGGTGTGTTTGAACCTTCGGCAATAACGAATTTATCATCTTCAGAGACAACATAAACCGGCGAAATATCAGTAGAACTCTCACTAACAACAAAAACGGTATTAAGAAAAGGAGCATTGCTCTTATAAAAAGTCTTGTTACCAAATACAAAATCGATTTCAACATATTCATCTAAGAACTCCGCGTAACCATCGATTGATATCTGTTGCGTAACCAGTTCATAACGCATCGGGAACTTTAAGAACGCATCATCTGCCTGATCACTTTCTCTATCAGGATTTAATAGTTCATTGTGATAGATGTTTCCTGCCATCTGATAAATAGCGGCATCATTCAAAACAATCACTAAATGCGCATTATTGAAATACACGTGTTTTTGTATGCGTGAACGCTCACCATTCAGCTCAATGCATCGTCCCCATTTTTTTGTGTCAAAATTATATTCTATTGAGTTTGAGTTATCGACTATATCCAAATCGCCAAAACTCACAAACTGACCAGCACTTGCCCGATAGAAAATAGTATTCTCATACTGATACAAGAATCCATCCACCTCATTCGTTAGAAATGGACTCAATTCATTATCATGCGTTGAATTTTCTAACAGAACGTTAATGGCCTGAGAAGATATCACACTAGGTTTCTGTCCACCACTCATCATGAATGTGACAAGTCCCGTGGAGTTCTTAGCTAACCATACCATCATGCCAAAATCTACTGATAAACTGTTTGGATCAGCAATTCCATAATCGAAATTGTATGAACTATTGATTTTCCAAGGAAACTCACGTGTAACTCCCCCAACTGTGATCTGGGTGATAATATTTGCCCATACATCCGTGGTGAAATCGCACATAATGTACAATTGATTTTGTAATACTGCAAATTGACCGATGATGCCTGATGCTCTGTTATTTAGTGCTGCACCTAAGCTTGGATCGGTAAAATAAGTACCCGCATTTCCTGATAGATTGATTTGCGTTAAATAATAATCAGGGGTATCAGCCACACTCACTACAAAGCGGTTACCGAACGCTGCAACATAGAGAGGTTTACCTCCGGTAGTGGAGCCACCGGGGGCGTTTGGATCGGTAACCACCTCGGATGTAGTCACAGAGCCATTCTCTGTAATTACAAATATATTTTGTCCATCCGTTAACATATTGTAGACGATAGTTCCTACTGCCAACGTTGCCCACCACAAAGGGCCACCGAGAGCAACAGATATAGACAATGTTTTTTGATTGTAGAACCTATCGTATTGATAAACCGTGGTTCCATCGACTACATAAAAATAATTGATTGATTTAAATTCTGCCCGTGGTTGAGCTGAAAATATTAAACGGTTCACATTTAAAAACCGTACATGCTCACGTCCCATGGTTGGGTATAAGGCAATGGCTTTTTTGCCAGATTCACACGTTATCATATACCAGTTGGCGCAATCCTGAGCACCAAATTGTTTAAACCGTTGTTGGTCATACCATGTAAAAATCTGCAATTGCTCTATTTTAGCCTGAGCCATTAGATACCTGCCCGGACGCGCCACGCCCCGTTAAGCAATGATTGCTCATCGCCCATGATGGATAGATTGACCTCGCTAGCAGATTCCATATTGTCCTTCAGTTCACGGTATTCTGCTTCTAAATCAGGTGTCCATGCAGAACCGCGTCCTTTAAACTTTGATACATACTTGGCTACTGCATATAAAAAATACATGTGCCAGTACTCAGGAACCATGCTTAAGTCATCATCAACGGTAAGCGCGGGTAATTGAAATTTACCTCGACAGAAAAACTCAAAAAACTGACTTGGCGCAGGATATAAACGCAAACTTACATAATTAGTATTCGGGAATGTAATTGCAAATCGTGGCAAACCCTTGAGAGGATCGTATTTCCATGCCGATAAATAATCATCACGGGATTTTTCAATCAAGGGATAAGTGACACCGCTCAATACAAGCCATGCATTATCAAGATTTGCTAGGCGACCCTTCTTAATGTAAACGGTATCTGTTTCCGCAGCAAAAGTCAGAACTGAAGTGCCAGAAATAGTGGAATTACTGGAGATTGTTATCAGTTGGTCTTGAATAGAAAATATCGTGGTTTGAGGCGGTATACCATTCCCGGTAACAAGGGAGCCTACTGCATAAATGGATCCATCAACCACCGTGAACACGTCCGATCCTAATGTTAATGTCACAGACTCAGTCTGCGTGTTAGTCGGATAGGACGGATCACAAAATATAATGTCTCTAATCCCATTGTTAACAGGAGCAGAGACAGTTTGAGCTATTGTTAACATAAGTCCAGAGCTTGCATACGATTGCATAATTTGATTCAACACACGTACGGCCAGATTCTCGTCATCCCCATGCAATGGAATTGTGGGGTTCGATGCGCTGATTAATCGATACATTTGTAGAACAAATTCTCGGACAGTTAAGAACATTATTTGCTCGCTTTAGGTAGAAAATCATCTCCAGTAACTTCGAAGGCTGCATCTTCAGACACCGAATCAATCTCTTCATCCTCATCAACAGCGTCTTCAAACTCTACTGGAACATCAATTTTTTTAGCTTTAGGTTGTCTGGTCTTGGGCTTTGGTTTATCAATGACCGCAACACTGGCAGCTGCATCTTCTTTGGTTGCAAACCATAAACCTGATTCCATCTTTGACTCAAAATCAGCCCATGATTCAACCAATATCTGGCCACCATCTGGAGCATATATAAACGCCCTAAATTTTTCTTTTGATACTAAACGACCAAGGTAATTAGCTGGAGCACCTTTCATAAGACTATCCTTGTAAAGCTGGTACCCTCACGAATGAGGGCACCATTAAGATTAAGACATGATTCGAATAGCGAACTCTGGATTGATTGCAACGCCACATATCACGTCGATACGATCTAACTGTTCGTAGTTTCGGATGTCCGCACCCAATGAGTAGGTCATCGCTAACTTGTATAAATCAGAATAACGGGTCACAGCCTCTACACCACCACGCAATTCCTTAATAGGAGGCGCTGCGAATACAACCGCTTGAGTGTGGTAAGCCAACGACACATTATGAGATTGATACATAACCATCTGAGCACCATTTGGAATAGCCGCAGAGATGTTTTGACGTGCGCCGTCGATAACGATAGTGGGATTAACAGGAATGTCTGCAGTACCACCGCTAGACGCAATTACAGTCGCTGTTACGACAAACTGAGCAGGCTGTTCAAGTGCATCGTATGTCAATGGGTTCACCATGAACACACCAGCATCAGGAGAAACCTCAAGGATGTCACCGATGTTAAATGCGACAACTGAAGGGATTAAGCCTGTTACGGAGATAGTGTTACCACCTACGATAGGCCCGTTGGTTACAGTACCAGCCAATTGTTTACCAGCTCCGGGGGTTCCACCAGCCTGACCAGCACCAGCTATTTGACGGCTCAGGAAATTAGTCTTGAAGAAGTCAAAGCCTGACAAGTGACCCACGAATCCATCAATCAATGCACCTGTATTTACAGTGTTATTGAAAGTGGTATACAGATCATTCGACAAGTTGGCAGCAATACGTGGGCCAATACCCGAGTAGCGCTTTCCATCTTCAGGAATAGCCAATTCTGTCATATACGCATCAGCGGTTAATATGGTATTGAAATCAACAGGAACGCCCGGTGTACCGACTGCTTGGTAAGTCTGTGTTTGGAACTCAGATGCAATAAACTTTTCTACCAAGTTAGCTAGACGTTTAGCCCGTGGAGCATTCGCCATTTCCAAATAGGGTTCATCACGAGCTCGATCGAATGTCAGGTTAAAACCTGTGTACTCAATCATGGTTCGGAATTGTTTGGTAATTGATAATGGGCGGATAATTTGAACGCGTGCTTCAGCTGTAGCAGTAGCACCTTCACCAGCGAGATATCTTTCCTCTAAACGGTAATCAAGTGTTTGACCAGTGGCGAAGCGTAAATTTTTGAAGTCACCTTCAAGGTTTCTGTTTGCAGTGCGTGCGAATGATAAACTATTCCAGAAGCGTACAAAGACGTCATCCAGAACGTACTGGGTTTCTCTAAAAACGTTAGCCATTATGTTCTCCCTGAACAAATGTATAATAAATACCCAAAATGGGTTCCTATTTCATTTGTCCGACGGTCGACAATAAATAACTACGCGTCTAATCTACTGCATGGGTGATGGAGTCCCTTACTCATCAATTTGAATATTAGACCCCATCACACATTTTTGTCAAATACCAACCGCTTGGGTTAGTAGGAAATCAATCTAATCAATGTTTCTTGAGCAATAGGATGTAATTTATCCATTTTTGCCTTCAATTCAAATATCAAATCAAGTCCATGCTTGAGATCACCTAACGGATCGCGTTGATAGCGTTCATCAGCAACCGCTTCATTTTGTAAACCTGTTGTCATTGCGTAATGTAAAATACTCATTATTCCTCCTCATCTGATTGTTTTTTCTGTTTCGTAGGTACACCTATGATTTCCTTCAATGACATGCGCTTGACACTAGCATCATGGGAATCAAATGCATTATCTGCAAGTGCATTATCTGCAAGAAATTTAAAGGCTTCAAACAGTTTATCAAGCCGCTTTTCAATGCGATTAAACTCTTTGTAAATTTTGCTTTGATTGTCCAACGAGATACCACTGATTGGATCGTAACAACCCTTCTTGATCGCCACTAATGTTTCACAGGCTATCCCAAATGAATCCATGATTTGATGGTCAGGATATTTGCGCTTCAGAAACATCTTGATTTTTTTAAGCTCATCAATCCCCGGTTGTTGATTGTAATTGCCATCATTTTGTTTTTGTCGCCATTCTGATTTGGGGACATGTGCATTGACGGCGCTGGGTTTCCAGTTGTCAATCGTTGTTTCCTCAACATCACTACCATCTACGGTACACGGATCGAACTCGTAACTTGCAGCCATTATCTATTGCCTCTCAATCTAGTTTTAACAGTGGCCAATCGTTTTGCATCAGCTTTCGCCAGTAAGTCGTCACCTGACTGGTCAACCTTCTTTTTAGGTGCTTTGACGGTCGCATCCTCTGGCAAACGTCCTAATGGGCGCGGTGCTTTTGTTGTCGGTTTATTTCTGCGCATACGTTCCTCTAGTTTGCCCATTTCTGTCATTTGAGCGTAAGGATCGCGTATTTTTGAGATACGTTCCAAATCAGCTGGATTGCGCTTAGCGGCTGCATACAAAAATGCTGCGGGGTTTTCCATACCACGCGTCGCCAATGTCATTGGATCGGTTATTTGAAATGGCAATGACGAGATAACATCAGAAAAATCATTGAAATTATCCATTCCTGAACGAAACTTTGTTTCAAACTCAGCTTGAGCTTTAGCTTCTTGTTGCCGTGTTTTTCCTTCCTCTTGCTCTCTCGTCATAGACTGCACAGTCTGCTTAACAAAGGACGCCAGCTGTTGTTGCCAGTCCCCCTTAGCATCAGGATCATACTCAAAACTCTCAGCAGCCTTTTGAACATCTTGGCTTGCACCCTGCTGAGCGAGTCGTGCCCGCAACTCATTAATCTCAGCCTCATGTTTACGAGCCTGTCTTGCTAGCCTATCGCGGATAACCTCGTTTTCTTTTTCGTTTCCGTACTCATCAAGCTCAGGTTCTTTCTTTTTAATTTTAGGTTTAGGCTCGTCGGGTTCGTCATCATAGTCCTCGTCATCCGGCGCGTCGTCGTCATCGGATTCAGATTCGTCAGAATAATCAGCATCAGCATCGATATCATCGTCCATCTCCTCAATGGGTTCAGGTTCATCTTGATACTCAGGTGCATCTGGTTGTTGCGTATTACCGCCTCCACCCATCAATAGTTCATCAATACTACTTATAGCCATAGTTCCCTCTCTCTTTTTTAGTTAAATCCTTAAAACTAACCAATCTTATGGGTTAAAATCTTGACCATATTATTGGCATGAGCAATGGATGTATCAGCCTCAGTGCGTCCTGTTTCTGCCAAATAACGCAGCTTTGCATCCTCAACTTTTCCAGACAATTCAATCTGAGCAATCTCAAGCTTCATCTTTTCAATAGCAATTTCAGACTCCGCTTCACGCTCTTTAATAGCCAGCTCTTGTTTCTTGATAGCCAGTTCTTCCTGTTTAAATTGAGCCTCCATCTGCATTTGCTGTTGTTGCATTTGCATCTGCATTTGGGCGGCTTGCTCTTCAGGAGAGGGCGGCTGATCTTTCGGCATCTGACCTGTCTTGCCCGCCTCAACAATAGCAGGAGACACTCGCGTTTTAAGCCTGTTTTTAATCTCAATGGTGTTAGCCAATGGGAGATTTTCAGCATACAAATCAGCAATCAGATTAAATGCAGTTGGATCGGCGGCCAATACATCACGCAACGACGCAAGCGCCTGTTCTTTCTGACCTTCAAACGAGGGCCCCGGTTTCAGGCGAACCTGATAAGTACCTTTGCGAATATCATTTTCAATATGCTCACCATATTCATCACCTTGCTTATTGATGGTAATATTTTTCATGCCCTCATCAGGCATCATCAATGACATGACCCGTTCAGTATCATAAACGCGCGGTATCATCTCGTTAACAATCTCACCACCTACACCAATGGCCCGGTTAATCGAGTTGAAAAACACATACGTCGTATAGCTACCTTGGCGCGTTCGAGCGTCAATGGCCTTGCCGCTGGCTTCGTCGCCGTTATTCCCCATGCGAGCAGGATAGAGACCAGTAGATGTGTACAAGTCCTCAATCGCCAGTTGGTACTGCTGAAAGAGTGACATGGACAATTCTGGAGGTCTGATTTGTTCAGGTTTAGCACCTGATGCTGATTCATCATACGTTAACATGCCTTGTATTGCGGTTGGATCGCGCCAGTTTCTCTGGGTATCCAAGGAAGCCACATTCTTCTTACTACCTATCCATTGATCATAACGGCTAACCTTAAGGATATAAGCTGACTGTGTGCGTAAATAATTAATATAGCGCTGAGTATCACGACAATCTCCAAAGAATGAGCGTGTGATTTGCTTGCCTGATTTATCGTAATAACTATTGTTGTCAACAAACACCAACGGCAATTGTTCTGATGGGAATTCGGTTTGATCTAAAACATAATTACCTGCTATCCGATAATGAATGATTTTGTGTTTCTTGCTCGGACGTTTATCTTCAATCCGCACCATCTCGCCTTCATCCCATAGCGTCATGGTTTCAAACACATCTTCTTCAGTCTCTACAGCAAGAGCTGGAGACTTGTTGTAACGATCAACATCCATGCCATTTTCTTGCGGCAATATATCATGATCTCCTGTCACACCAAATCCATCAGGTGATTGCGGCATCTCACCCATTTGAGGCTGACCACCCGCTTGCTCCATACCCATTTGCTGTGGTGGTTGACCACCCATCAGCATTTGTTCAAGCTCCATCGTTTGATTGCGCCTGTTGGTTTCCCGTGAGCTTTCAATCAACTCGTCCATCTCTTCCTGATTTAAAACATTACCATTTGATAGTTTATACAACGTATCTTTCTCAAACTTGCGGACGAAGTGATCAATAATAGTAACCGATTCATCATCAGACCACGTGAATGGATCGTCCGCCTCATCAGGTTGAACTGCCAGCGCTATCTCTTCTTGTGTTTGTGTAATGCTGGTGGTTTTAAGGATGTTTTCCTCAACCTCCTTGCCATACGTTTCACGAAACTTAATGCGAGTCATCCGGGATATATAACCACACAATGTGCCATCTGTTTTGTTGATTGATTCAGCACCCACGTCCCAATAACAACGCGTAGCATCTTTGAAATGTATAAATTTAATGTCGAGATCAAATGATTTTGCATGGATGTAATCAGTCATAACGCAAAAGGCACCAAAGCTACCAATGGCAGCCTGACCTGCTGCTACCTGATAACAGGTGGTTGCATTGCCTGAAAATACGATGTCTTTGGTGATAATTTCTCGCAGGTGTGCAACCTCTTGATCACAACCTGTCATCGGTACGACTTGTAACTGAGGAGTATTTTGCTGCTGCTCACCAAGCAATGAGTTTGACATGGTGCCAAGCTTGTTTGATGTCAGAGGTACCTTTCGATACGTCTTAATCATATCGTCCTCTTCTTCATCAGACCATTGCTGACCGAGAACGAAATTGTGCATTAAGTGATATAAATCTATATTTTGGTGGAAATATTCGCGCCACTTTTCGCACGCTATACGAGCTTGACGAGATATCTTCTCATTCATTCTGGCCATGGTCAGTCCCTTGTTATGTGTTTATAAGCAATCCGTACTTACAATTTAAATCAGCATACCCGCAGTACGCTCTGGAATTCGGTTAACCTCATAACCACCATCCACTACATATTCTCCACCAAAAAAAGTTAACATCAATGCATCTGACGTATCAGGTGACAGCATGCCACGTTTTTTGGCATCTTCTTTGCTCTCAATCTGCAATCTGTCGCTTGAATCATATTTGTAACCAAGACCACATAAGTCAGTCTGAAGCTCATCACTATCTGGTATTTCAACCGGCATATCCTGTATCAGCCACGCGCGCATGTGATCCCAAAGCTCAGCACGCGTATTTTTATAAACAGCAGGTTCTTCAGCCTTGGTTGCTACGTTAACACCAATCACAATGTCAGTGTAACCTAACTCATGAAGTCTATCGACAACGCCCGCACCAATACCAATGCAATCAATACAAACACGTTTGGGATGCTCTTTATCAATTGTACGCTTGATAATACCCGCAAGTTCCATGGTGTCAATATTATAATGCGTCTCCAATCCATAAGCCCTACGCCCACGCCTGCGAATGATTGCCGTTCTGTCATCGCCCTTGCGTGCAGGATCGACACCAATAACCAAAATGGATTGACTCTCAACCTTGGTTACGCGCGCCTTCATGACATGCTCAACGTGAATAAATGTATCAGTAATGGATGATATAAACGCCTCATCATCAGTAAACGGATATTCCTGCCTGAACTTTCTACACTTTTGTTCGTAGTCACCCTTAAAATCTTGCAGCTTAATGCGACGCCAGTTCAAATGACCAGCCCTCAAACCATTAGCACCAAACCGTTCAAGCCACTCAATCTCCTCATCATGAGGGACAAAAGACGCATCTTCAATACAATATTCATCTTGCCAATACCAAGGCACAAATATAGCCTGATAACGGGACTGACCATTCTTTGCAGCCTGCCAATCAGCATAAAAATCATTGGATTGACCATTGGCGGTAGACTCTTTGATAATCTCGGTATCATTCATCTCAGCAACGGTTTGCAAGAGACCAAGACTGATGCGTGCTGCGTCCTTGTAAAATGCATATTCTGACAAATGCAAATACTGATTAGTCATCGAGCGACCAATCTCAGCACTACCAGCAGTTCCAACCCTGTAACCAGAGCCAAGACTATCATAGGCCAATGTATTGTCATTGTTTTTAGAGGGCTGGGGAAATAAATCGTTATCAAGGCTGTCGGCAAAATGTTTGGTCATGCCAAACAAGCTGCGTGTAGCATCAGAGAGGTGCGTAAGAATGAATGTCTTTTTACCGCGTTTTGTCACAGTATATTTAAAGTATCTAGCCTGCACATAAGTTGAACAGCCTTGTTGCCTACCTTTTAAAATCAAAGCGCGAACCTTACCGGTCGCTAACCGCTGCGCCTCAAGCCTTTCATCAATGTATGTTTGAGCACGGTTAAGTATCAAAGGCACTTCAGCCCCTGATTTGTCATGGATAATAAGGAAATTTTTAGCGAAAAGAGATAATGATTTTAATATACGAATTAGTTTAGCCTCTGACATCCTCTCACGTCCTGTTATTCAACCAGCTTGTCAATAAGCATCTCGACCAGCTTCTTGTTGGTCACACCCTCTTCATCTTTCTCGCGCCATTTAGCGCGTGTTTTTAACCAGAAAATCATAGCTGATAGGTCATCGCCCTCTGTAGCCTTACGAAATAGTTTAGCCGCTACCTTGGCATTTGCACGCACAACACTATTGTCCAGTTCATCTCGGTAATGAATTCGAAGTGTCTCGGAGTGAATTTCCAAATGATCAGCTATTTGTTCCTGTGTATTACCAAAACTAACAAGCGCACCAACCTCCGCCCGTGTTTTGTCAGTCGGTTGATGAGGTTTTGTTTTGCCAGACTTAGGAGTTGCCATCATTAGCCTCTCTTACGGCCTGTTTGCCGCTGTATGTTTCGTAACGCTGAATAATAACATCGCAATATTTGGTGTCTAGCTCCATCATCAACGCACGACGTTTCGTCTTCTCACACGCTATCATCAATGTGCCTGAACCCGCAAACGGATCGTAAACATACTCACCGGGGTTTGTATGATGCTCTATAGAGCGGATATATAAACCAACAGGTTTTTGTGTAGGGTGCTCTGTCTTGTCATCTTTGGTCTTTTCACCAGCCGAGGCGTTAGGTGGCTTTTCATCCCAAACAGTGGTCTGCTTACGATCGCCCTTCCAGTTAGCCGTTGAACCTTTCTTTACCGCATACCAGCAAGGTTCATGCTTCCAGTGATAATGAGATCGACCCATAACCAGCGACGGCTTGTTCCAAATGATTTGTTGTTTAACGTCAAATCCCGCGTCGCGTAAGTTAGCCATCACCACATCTGTGAATGCACTAGCGTGCCATACATAGGCAATAGACCCAGGGAAAAGTACATAGGTGTCATACCAGTCGGCACGGTCGTCGTTTTTAACGACGTTGGCGTTATTCTTGCCACCTGTTCTTGCCTTATCACGCCATGACATATCAAGTTTTACGCCATACGGCGGGTCTGTGACCATAGTATTAGGTGCCTGACCGGCTAGCAGGCGTTCAACATCAGTTGCGACAGTAGAGTCCCCACATAGAAGGCGGTGGTCACCCAAAAGCCAAACATCACCAACCTGACATCGCGTCTGCGCATCCAACGGCAAATCGTCTTCACCGCAAAACACCTCTGCAACCGGCTCTGGAAATATCTCAGATAGCTCTTCAAGATCAAACCCCGTTAATGTCAAGTCAAAATCAAACTGCTTCAAAAAATCAAACTGGCTGACCAGTATTTCATTATCCCAACCAGCATCCAACGCTATCTTGTTGTCCGCTATAACCAAGGCCGCTTTTTGAGCATCACTTAAATCAGGCAATACAATACACGGTAATTCGGAAAGACCCATATATAACGCCGCAGCCAAACGACCGTGACCCGCAATGATGGTATTGCGTTCATCAATAAGTAACGGATTGGTAAAACCAAACTCATTAATTGATCGTACAATTTTAGCTATTTGTTCATCAGAATGAGTGCGTGAGTTAGCTGAATATTTGGCCAACTCACCCACTAAAACACTTTTATAATCGCGGAGAGTCATATAGATTATGGCCCAGCTTGTTCATTTCGTTTCTCACCACGTAAATCACCACCTGCTTCACCGGGTTCGCAATACTTAGGTTGCATCTTATTTTGCTGCTCAACGCGACGGCCATACTCGCTGGGCACGCCTTGGTAATGGGTGTTACCCATGTCACCGTCTGATGATGTGTAGTCTTTAACTTCCATTTTATACTCCCTGTAATTGTCATTAATAATCGATTATTAACAGCCACCGCATGAAAGGATGAATAAAATACGGTGACGACACAACAATATCACAAACAATATTTATCCACAAAATCTGTTAGTAACAATGTGAACAAAAGCCCACACATCAAGAGCAGTGCAAAACCCTTGTCTACCAGTGCAAAACCCAACTAGATTAATTATTTATCATAAACTATAGCGCAAATATTGACATATATTCAAATGGGTTTATAATGGACGCATACACAAGGGGTATTAACATGAAAACAATAAACGACATGACATTGAGTGATTTAATGGCTGAAGATCTGAATATACATATGTGTCCAGAAAAATTTGGATTTGATTTAACGATTGAGAACGACAATGGTATCTTACTAATGCATGAAACTGGCGTACATCCTGAAGCCGCCGAATCATTCGCTGATTTTTGCGTGCGTTACCTTGTAGCTTTTGAACAAGCCAAAAGGATGCCGAAATGATAGAAAAATATAGCTTATATGAGTTTAATATATACAAAAAAGATGAGGAATTTCACTATGTGATTTACTCAGAGGGATGTATGCCGTATTTTAACGGCGATATTGATTCAGACGAATCATTTGAAACCGAACAAGAGGCACGTTTTGCCGCTATTGGACATATTACTGAATTGGAGAATCCGTAGTGAATGAATCTGAAAGACTAACAATAACTTCTTTTTTATTAGGACGCACGCATGGGGCAATCATGAATATACTTGAAAATGATTGCCCTTTAACAATACAAGAAATGCTTAGACAGGTTGAGTTTGAACTTAGAAACGACATCCAAAAACTGTTTTACTCTATTCGTGACCCATCTTCAATTGAGTAGCTATTGGCCCCTTGGGTGATGTGGATGCATCAAACCTGACCTTGTCACCCTCTTTCAAGCTCTTGTAACCGTCAACCAAAATTTCTTTGAAGTGAATAAAATAATCCTTGTCGCCTGACTGAATAAATCCAAAGCCTTTTTCACTGCTAAACCACTTCACTACGCCATTTATCATTTTGTCATCCGTAACCTGGTTAATAAATCAAAACCTACCCGGTAAATCATCGATCGTCGCCATCTTTTCCCATACCCCGGTACCTTTGCATAGGAAGACCATCCTTTGGCCTGTATGGCGCTGTATGACCGTTAGCATAATCCGGCATCCCTGCCTCCATCCAGCACTTAACCGAAGTTTCTAGTGCCTCATCCGGGATTAACCCGTTTAACATATCCTGTTTATCGTCATTACTCAAGAGGCGCGTTGCGATCAGATTTGGGCTAACCCCTAGTTTTATGCCAAGGCTGAATAGTTTACGTTGGCATTGTTCCTTGGTTAGCATTGAGTGAGAGAGCTATTTTCTGGAAGTCCTATTTTTTTAAACAATTTTCTGGTGGTTTTGATGTTTTTTTTAAGGGTCGATTCTGGATAAACAGGTTTATATGTTGTCTGTTCTTTGTTTTTCCCAATTTTAGCCATTATTTCTTTTAAATTTTCATCGCGTCCTTTGGCATTTGTTAAGATGGGAGCATGGTTGCGCATGTTTTTATCCTGAAGTTCTTTTTTTGCATCGCCTATTTGACTATTACGCAGGCGTCTTAAGCTTAAAGACCATTCAGCAGGTTCGTCAAATTCTCCTTTTTTTATCAAACCACAAATTCCATGGGTTCTTTGCATTTCCGTAACAATATTTTTATCACGCTCATCAATTGAAAAATAAGCGGCCGAAAGAAAATCTCCCTCACACATAATGTTTCCTTTCAAAATTGGATTGTTTCGATAGGCTGTTAATAACTTATCTGTGATTCCTTCTCGGATAGGATAGCTTGGGTTTTTGGGGTTGGGGTTTGAAGGGGAAGTTGAAGTTACTACTACGGGTTTTGGGGGTTCGGTCTGTAGTAGTAATCTTTGATCATTATCTTTTACTTCAATAGTACTAAGGCGGACATTAAGATCCTCCCCCCCAGGATCGGAAGATCCCCCCCCCCGGACATTAAGATCCTCCCCCTTGCAAACGAGATCCGGGGTGCATTTTAGATCCGGGTCAATCATATTTAGCCCGCGGCGCTTAGTAACCAGAACACGAGTTCGGTTAATTTCCAAACGTTCAATATAAGACTTTGTTTCAAGTTTTGATAAACTGCCACGAATAGTGCGAGAATCAACGTCTAAAGTTTCAGCAAACCATTTATTACTAGCGAAACATTCACGGTGTGAGTCCATGAATGAACGAATAATCATATAAACTTTCATGTCATTGAGGGTGAGGGAATTATCAAAAAATATTGATTCAGGAATAGTGTATATAAATTCTCTATTAAGTTCAGGCTTATTCATGCTAAAATCCTTTTGTATTGTTGTAGGATGTTCCACCGTGTATCAGCGCGATGGGTGTGGGAAGGATCCCATTTTTTTAATTTATTATCATCTTATCACCCATTGTTAGTTTTTCATTATTCATGTTATAGTTTTCTCGTTGTGATGTTGATTCTTCATGATAACCTCCTAAAGTTAGTAAAGCTGCTAAACAAAAGCCCATATGTGTCTCCACGTATGGGCTTTTCAATTCTCATTACCTGCTTCTGCCAATAATTCTACAATCCACTTCTCTACAAACTGCTTATCTGCTGTTGTAAAGCATATTGGAATGGGATTTTTTGGATCTCGATCGTATAAACTGTTGGCTAAATGGTGAAGAAGCTGCTCTGACTTCACATAAATATCTATTTGCATTAAATCTCCTTTGCTTTTTATGGCTCCAATGGGTATTATATACGCAGTTGCATCGTGACCATTGAAGATTTTCACGGTGTACTGTCAGCGGCTTATGCCAGCCGAATGTTAAAGCGGTGAACTTTGACATTCGGCCATCTTATATCAAACAAATAAATTATTCTAATGTTGAGTTATCACGCATAGCCTTTTCAATATCAAATACAAGCCCGTCATTAATGTACCTATGAAGGCACCAAGCAGCCCACATGGCACGACCCTTTAAAACATGATCTTTGCCATTAAGATGGCCAAGCAATGATTCAAAAAACTTAATGTGTGCCTTGACTGACTGTTTTGCTTCATATACGTTTTCATCTTCTTTCATTTTGGCTCCCATGCCTCTTTTGGTGATCCACTTAAAAACCCCACTGGATATCTATCATCTTTTACCTGAGCCATCACAATGTAGGTGTCCCATGCAATGCGTTCATCCCAGCAATAATGCTCAATCGTCAAACCATCAAATGGAATTGTCCAATAATGTTTAATGTGGGTGATAAGATGACCCATGCTTTCAATATCAGTAACGGTCGACATAGAGTCAACCAAACCACCTTTATGAAATCTAAATTGCAGTATTTTGTTTTTCATCTTTCTCCTTTAGCCATCTATTTTTACAATCATCATTTGCTCTGTCATAACGCTCAACGCCAATGCGGTTAGCGTCAACAAATTTTTGAATATGGGGAGATATATCGACACCATCAAACTCATGAACAATATCACGAAGGGACTTGTATAATTTATAAAATGACTCGTTCATTCGATATAAAACCCCATTCCTAAGCCGATTAATACGGATTCCCACCAGTTCCAGTGGATATCGAAATGATTAACAATAACTATATAAATAATATATCCACCCACAAAACGAAATAATCGCCTCCACGGATAATCAAAAAACCAACTGGATAACCGAGGCTGCCAATGCTGCTTAAATATTTTATGTCGATTAAATCCTTGTACTTTTGCTATATCAGAATAAAGATTCACATGAAGATCGGCGTCTCGTTGTTTCTTAAATGTAATTCCACATAAACAAATAAATTTACTCATTTAATCCCCACAAATCATAGTTTTTAATTGTTCCTTAGCAAGACCTAGCCAATGCTGATTGGGCTTGCCGTCTACCCACATTTTATCGGCCCACTCAATATACCAATCCCCGATTTGATAACAAATGAAATTTATCTGATCAGACGTAAATGTAGACTGTGATTCAATCAGACGCTCATACCTGACTTTCAAATCAGGGCATGCCATATCCATGGTTTTGATCGCCTGAACCCATTCATTCACCACATCCTCAATATATTCGCTATTATCAGGTGAGGCATAAGCATTATTAATCATTTTGTGTGTTGCTTTGTACCAGTTAAACAGCGCGTCGTTCATTTTATCTCCATCAACATCGTTATTATTTTGGATCATGGGACAAATCAGCCTTCAATAGACCGTCTGTAATTAATTCAATCTTACATTGGGCGTTTGCAGGAACATATCCCCACCTGACCCAGTTGGCCAATGTATTGGGAGCCATACCAGTCTTTAAGTAAAAATTATAGTTTGTTCCATACAAATCTTTGACCTCTTTTGGAGTCATAAAATACCTTCGTGAAATTAATGTGAAAATATTATAACGCAATAGTTGACGTATAGCAATCATTGCAGTATAATGACCTCACGCCAATACCGGCGAAGACTATGTAAAGTAAAGAGGTATAAAAATGCAAGATTTCACTGATACAGACCAACAAGAGCAATGCTTAACAGATAGCGTCAAAGAGCTTGAAAAGGTCAATAAGCAACTGGCTAAGTTGCTTGTACGCAAGGATGAATTAACCGATATCATCATTGGCGCACTTGAACATGACCACCCTGGTCAAAAAACATATGAATACGGCGTGTGGAAATTAGAGGTTAAAACCCCGTTTTCTTATTCACTCAATAAAAAGCTGTATGAATCAGCAATCATAAAATTACCTGATGACTTCAATCCCATTAAAACATCTGTAGCCTACTCCATTGATAAGCGTCTTTGTGAACAATACATGGATAGCGCACCTAAAAAGGTTCGTGATGCATTGCGTGAACTAATTGATATTAAGCCCGGTAAAGCTGGCGTTACTATAAAAGCGAGAATGTAATGATCCCACCTATTTTAATTTTGGGAAAACCGGGGGCTGGTAAGTCAGCCTCCTTGAGGAACTTGGATCCAAAAACCACATTTTTAATCAATGTGATTGGCAAGTCGTTACCTTTTAAATCATTCAAGAAGGACTACAAACCTTTGACTGGATGGAATGACAAAGAAGGAAACCGATACGCTTCTGATAAGATTGAGAACGTCTTAAAATGCATTTCAGTAGTCAACAAGAACAGGCCAGAGATTAAAACGCTGGTGATTGACGATTGGCAATATATTTTGTCTCACGAGTTTATGCGCCGAGCTAAAGAGCGTTCATTTGACAAATACAATGACATGGCCTGCAATGGCTGGCAGTCTATCATGGCATTGAAAGAGCTTCGTCATGATTTGCTGTCTGTGGTCATGGCTCATAGTGAGCTGGATAATACAGGATTTGCACGCCTAAAGACCGTTGGCAAGCTGTTAAGTGAAAAAATGGACTTTGAGGGTGAGTTTGAGATGTGTTTACATGCTCGTGTTGAAGATGGAGAGTATTTGTTTCAAACCCAACAAGACAGTGAGTATATGGCGCGTACACCAATGGAGATGTTTGAAGAGTTATTAATACCGAATGATTTGTTGACCGTGATTAATGCGGTTAAATCTTACTTTTACGATGAGGAATAAATTATGAGTTTTTGGGAGAGCGAGCTCGGCGAAGTTACCGGCAACGCAGCTGATGCGTTCGCTAAATCATTCACACAAATACCAGACGGCACCATGGCGCTGGCACGGATTGAATCATTCTTAAACGATGAATATCAGGGCATGAAATCGTTGGTTGTTAACTGGGTACTGACTGACGGCGATTTTAAAGGCGCTAAGGTTGCGCAAAAGCTAAAGGTTATCGATGCTGATCCTCGGGACAAAGACCCGGCCAAGACCCGTCATCGTGGCTTAAACATGATGAAATTAATGTACCAACTATTTAGTCTCAAGCCAAAGCATGCAAATGCGCCTACCGATATGGACTTGGCTGTGTTTGCCGGAAAGGAAGCGGGGATAAAAATCCGTGAAACTGAACCGAATGCTGACGGACGACAATACAATTGGGTTGCCGAGATTCATGACAAGAAAGGGTTTAAGTCTGAAACTGGTATTAGTGTGGTAGTTACTCACACAAATAAACAGCCTGCTCAAGGCACAATGGATAGCGCATTTAATCGTCAGTCCGCGCCTAGTGTTGACGAAATAGATGATATACCTTTTTAATTCCACACCTCGAGAAGGTGGGATCGTGCGTTATCAGCGCGTTAATCGAGTCAACTGATACGAGGCACCGAAAAGGGGCGATAGTTGGGGTGCATGATCGATAGATAACAACTACTACAGCGCAGGCATGTGACTATAGAAGTGTGGTGAAAGTCCACCACCATTAATTTCAGGATTTAAAATGACAATAAACAAACTAACAAAACTGATTGAAAAATCGCAAGCAAAATCAGTTGATGAGATACGAAACTACATCGGAGCCAGTGGCATTGGTTCCGATTGTTTGCGTCAGATTTGGTATCAATATCAAGGTGTGGAGGGTGAGTCTGTTCCTGCGCGTACAAAGCGTATTTGGGCAGTAGGAAAGCGTCTTGAAGGATTGATTTTAGATTGGCTGGAAGATGCTGGTATTGAGATTGCAAGAACTTGGTGTGATTTGAAAGCCGATGGGATGCCTTATTTTCAGGGTCATGTTGATGCGGTATGGATTAAAAAAGGCATAGCATTTGCCATTATCGAAGTAAAAACCGCCAAGGCTGCCAGTTTTGGTGTATTTGTTAAAAAAGGCGCTAAGGTTTGGAACCCGCAATATTATGCGCAGATTCAGAGCTATATGGGAATGAGCGGGGTATTTAGTACATATATACTAGTACTAAATAAGGATAATAGTGATCTTTCCGATGAATTGGTGAAGTTTGACCCTGTTTTTTATGAAGGATTGAAACAAAAGGCTTACATGATTCATAGGGCTACAGTTGAACCTCCGAGGATTCACGGTAGTCCAATGTATTTCAAATGTAAAATGTGTAAGTTTAATAAGGTGTGTCATTAATGAATCCAGAGGAAAGAAAAAACCATTGTTATTTAGGAGATGGTGTTTATGCGGAAAAAACAGATTTCCATATTATATTAAGAACGGGAAGTCATCGTGATGAGGACTGCGATAATAAAATTTATCTTGAAGGGCATGTGTTAAATAATCTCAGTCAGTGCTTAGATCACTGGGAAGGAAAGGCAGTGAAAGAGAAGCACTGGAACAACTAAGGCAATGGAGAGAGAACTTTTATGAATGATTTAAAAGCGGTAAGCGAACGAAACGAAATAACAGCACCAGAGCATGTAATTAACGCCCATCAGTTTTTGTTGGACTTCTTAGCAAAGTTTGAATCGGCTAAGCGAGGAGGCGTTCATGACTTCATAGAATTGACTTTATTTAATCTGATTAATGCGGCCATTAAAAATATTGATGATTATCTACAGGGCGGACACAAGCAAGTTGATGCCACCCAGATAATGCATATTGTTGCCGATTCTTATCAGAAAGTTTTAGATAATATTAAGCGGAACTTGGACTCCATGAAAACGGTGCACTTTAAATGATTGACTACGACAAGCTTAAAGTAGCGCACACAATGATAGAGAGATACGCATTAGATAAAGAATGGGACATTAATTTATCAGCGCGCTTTGATTCTTTTGACACAAAAAGATTTGGATGGATTTTATCTGACGGTAACGGCGACCATAGATTTGGCAATATCGATGACCTAATCACAAATCTTCGCAAATTAACCCAGACAGAGCCGAAGTATAAATGCGGCGACATTATTTGGATAGTATACGAACAAAACCCATTGTGTTTTGTTGTGGAAGAGGTAAATTTTCGTTCAAACAATAAATTCATGTATCGGTTAAGCGGTGAATATCCCGGGGCGGCATTCGAAGAGAATCTTTACCCCACAAAATCCCAGCTAATCGAATCGCAGATTGAATATTGGTCAAATATGCGTGAACCACAGGACGAATACTGCAACGTATCCGGCGCAAAGCTGGGTAGGCGTGAAGAATGCAACCATGAATTAATGAGTAAATATGGTGATTGCGGAGAATGCGGATTACAAATTGAATGCGATCATGAAAGCGATTGGAATCAATTTAAAAAAGAAGATGATGGTTATAAATTTAAGTGCATTAAATGCGGAGAGTTTTACAGATGAACCATGAAGATATAGTAACAATAAGCCACGCACTAGAATGGTGCGCATTTTGGATTGCGGTAGGGATGGCGTTCAGATGATTAAATGGTTAATTTGCAAGATATGGGGCCATGAGTATTCTTCGGATAAAATATATTACAAATATTGCCTGCGTGATTTTCATTTTCACCCCTCAAGCGACCATTTTCTTTGTAAGCGATGCAAGAAATATGTATGTATGGGATAAGGAAGGTTTACAGATGAATGACTTCACGAAAGAAGAGTTAGAAACTTTATTGGGTGTATTAAATATATTTTATCATTCAAATAATTTTATTAATGACGAGCTTGAAGGGTATTTGCGAATAAAAATACAATCCCTAATCGACAAATACCGTATTGATGAATTCATTGGTGAACCTTGCCGACCTATTGAAGCTAAACCTTGGATTATTTCGATATGTATTCCCGGAACATATCGAATCGATGACAATTCAATAACAAGGATTCGATAATGAGTTATGCAAGAAAGAAAAGACAATATGTTTGCTTAAATGCAGCAAATGCGGGGGGTTTTATCATGGGTGATATGGGTGACATGTACCGTGACTGGGACGCATTGAAAAAAGAACAAAAAAATGACAATCGAAACACTGCGCTTGAATGGTTGAAAGAAAATCAGATTGAATTTAAATCAAAGAATTTAGGATCACATCTAATTTTAATTCTAAACCAAAAACGAATTGATTTCTGTCCGTCAACCAACAAAATAAAAGTGGGTGAATCCATTATTGGCAATGGACTGGATTTCATTAAAAAAATTCATGAGGTAACGACAAAATCTCAAGCGTGCAGTGTTAAGGAGTAAGTTATGCCTGATTGTTATTATCTCAATGAAGATCACACCATTCGACCCTGCTCTTTGTACGAATGGTCAGAGCAACTTGAAAAATTGCATCGGTCTGGAAATAACCATGTCGCTGAGGAAACCATTAATGGGATGTGGATTTCCACTGTATGGATAGGATTAAACCATGGCTATGGAGAAGATGAACCACTACTATTTGAAACCATGGTATTCCCTGAGAACAGATATGACCAAAATTATTGTGATCGTTATTCAACTTGGAGCGAAGCAGTTAATGGTCATAAAAAAGCCGCTCAATGGGTTTTGGATGGATGTAAAAGGGAATAGTGTTGAAGACTCTTAGGCCATATCAATTAGATGCTGTAAACCAGTGCTGGAAAGCGCTCAAGCTCAATGATGAGCCGGTTCTATTAATGGCTAGTGTTGGGGCTGGTAAAAGCCTTATGCTGGCAAGTATACTCCTTACTATGCAGCAGGCCGGTAAACGTGCTTTATGCCTTGTGAATAATGCCGAATTAGTACGCAATAACTGTGAAACCTTTAATGAACAAGGTGGTAATGCGTCCATTTATTGCGCCGCTCTTGGCGCAAAAGACGCCAGCGCATCCGTTGTGTTTGGCACCCCTCAGTCAGTCCTTAATGGAATAAATAAAAATGAAACTATTGGAAAGATTAAATTCAACATTATCATTGTTGATGAAGCCCACGCTATTAATTATCTTAATCACCGTTCTTGCTTTATGCGTATATTGCGGCATTACAAACAAGAATATCCAGACATGCGTTTACTTGGAGCTACCGGCACCAACTTCAGATTTAAAGGAACAACAATTGTTGGACGAGATTGCCTATTCCGACTCCAAGTTGGAAACATCACAACCGAACAATTGATTGCCGATGAGTACCTTATAAACCCCTCCTTTGAAGTCGATCGCAATCTTGTGCTCGACTTCTCAAAGGTCAAAATAAAACAAAACGGCCAGTTCGATCAAAAGCAACTTGAGTCCGTTATTGAAAAGAGCGCACGCTTAACAGAGCTTATCTGTCACCAAGTGGTTCATATCATGGAAACCCAGCAACGGCGCGGGGTGTTTTTCTTTGCAACCACAAAAAAACATGCTTTTGAAATACTAAGTCACCTGCCAATTGGCGAGTCAGCCATTATTTTAGGAGAGACACCACAGCATGAACGTACTGAAATATTGGAAAAAGCCCGTGATGGTAGAATTCGCTATCTGGTCAATATCGCTATTATTAGCGTGGGGGTGGATGTCCCTGCTTACGACACTATTGCATATTTGCGGCCGACTGAATCTCTTGTCTTACTCGTGCAAACAATGGGGCGTGTATTGCGCTTATCACCTATTACTGGAAAAACCTCCGCATTGGTTCTTGACTTCGCTGGAAATATTGAGCGTCATCGGGACTGGGATAATCCTGTGCTTCTTGAGGCAGTCAAGCAAACTATCGACAAAGATAAACCCCTAGTCATAAGCTGCCCCGCTTGCTTAACGATGAACAGCGAACATGCTAGGCGTTGCGTAGGCAAACAAACCACCGAAGGTGAAAAAGAGGAACGCTGCAAATACTATTTTGAGTTTAAAGAATGTGAATGCGGCGTTCAAAATGATATAGCTGCGCGATTTTGTCATTCGTGCAAATGTGAACTAATTGATCCAAACGCGAAGTTATCCATGTCAGGAGTTCAAAACAATACATTTCATGTCAACGTACTTGAAGCTCGTTATGGAATAACAGGAACTCAAAAAGGCTTTAGGGTTCACTGCGCATACAAATGCCAAAGCGATACAGGACGAATTGGCTCCGTCTATGAAAGCTTCTACCCATCAAGTCCAAAGGCCATGAAAGTGTTTTATGGTCAATTTGTCAAAAAACATTGTCCCGACTCAAGTAAATGGTATATTCATCTCGCCAATCGTTCGAAGGTAGAGGAAATGCTCCAGACAGCAGGGATTCCTCTATCTCTTATGATTGCCAAAGAACAAGATGGGACACGTATTAAGAAAAAGATTTTTCAATAAATGCGGGGAGTTTTACATATGAAAAATATAGCAACAATAGCATTATGTGATCATCAGTTCGCAGGCGATAATGAACATTACAGTTTTACGTTTAGTTCATTAGAAAATGAAGCCAAGAGTTATGCCATAATGAATAATATAAATTGCAATATCCCCTATCCTGCAATTTTTATCAATAAAATCCAACTTGTGGCATTGCGAGATTGGTGTAATTCTCTTATTGTTTCTAAGGCATAAAGTAAAATTGGGTAAACGCTATTAAGAAAGGAGGCAATCATGAAAAAATTAATTCGTTACTTAAAGTCGAAACCGCATACAGCTCTTGGATTGCCAGCCATACTTTGTTTTATTACGTTTATAACTAATCTTGTCATGGCATTAAGGGATGGGAACATTGATAGCAATGAACTTCATCAACTGCTTTCTACAGCAGATGGATTTGAAGCTGTTTTCTTAGTTTTAATAATGTTGGTTTTGAACAAAAAAAAGAAGTAACATTGTAGACTCTTCTTAGGAGGTTATTATGGAAAATAAGCCTGTTGTAGAAGTGCACACTCACACTCAATCATCAACCACGTTCAAAGCCGATGCAGGCACTAAAAAATATCATTGTGGATTTTTCTGCCAAAGGAGAACTGATCGCGATACAGTTTCACCAACAACAGAAAAAAAACTAGACGATAAGGCACAAGCTAAAGTCTGATTATGCTGATAATCAGACTTAGTGTATTCTTGGTATACAAATTCATCTAAAGGTACAATATATACCAATATTGTACCTATACAGTACTGTTCAAAAACACCTCAACAAATTGGTTGCGTTATGTACAGGAAATTTGCATAACTTTCTGACTATTTGTTATATAATCTTTCAGATATGCTTTAATCATCTCTCGAGCAGCTTCCGTACCCCACACAAAGGCAAATTGATACCCCCTGCTGATTTTTCGTTCACCGAAGGCGATCTGTTCCTTTGTTGGTTTATTTTTTCCAACCTTAAGCTCAATCCACAATCCAGCAAACCCATTTTGAGGGAAAGCCAGAAAGAAATCTGCAACACCTTTTTTTACTCCCATACGTTTTAGTGTTCTGCCCTCTTGTACTGAGCAGCGTCTTTCATTTGCAAAATGGTGAAAATCATCGGATAGTTCGGGGAAATGATGATTGAACCAGTTCACCGTATTGATATGGTCTATTTTCTCTGCTTGCATCGTTCATCCTTGTCGAATCATCAGGGCCACATCCTTGGCACGCTGTCCTACTTGTTTCGCCCACAGGCTATCAAGAGCTTCCTGTGCAGCTAAGGTATAATTTTGAAAAGCAAGGGCTGCGATCATTTTTTTAAATCCTAGCAGTTTGTGAATGCCGAGATTAAAATTCATGTTAATTAATGCGTCTTTTACATTTTGTGACTGCATTAAATACCAGTCACATCCTTCTAATTCGTTCAGGGTGCGCTTTAAATCGTTTTGAAACATTAATTCCGCTTCGTCTTGGCTGATACCGTTGCGTAGGTTTCGTCCCCAGCCAACGGTTAAGTTTCCTGTTGTATCAATATAGGAGTCTAAATTTAATCCTTCGCATTTTTTAATCCATAGCTGTACATCTGCCATTTTACAATCCTTGTAAAAAAGGCTCCCGAAGGAGCCTATTAGTTTAAGCTGGTGTTACTACTCGGTAACGTACGTACAATGTTACTGTGCTGTCGCCTGTAGTAAACGCTGCAGTCGCATTTGATAAGAATACCGCAGTGTTTTCTACTGTAACAGGAGCGTTTAGTGTTGCAGCGCCTGATCCGTTAGCCAAGAATCCACTTGCAGACACGCCATTCAATGTGGCAGCGTCCAAAGAGGCAGAGGCTTGTGGGCCTGCACCATGAATGGTTGCGCCGTATTGTGCTTGAACCGCGCCGCCCGCAGCATATTGCGCAGAAACAAACGCGATATCCCAAAGGATGCTGTCGATCAGGATAAGTTTTCCAGCGCCGGGAGCAGCAACTAACTGCACAGGTGTAGCATACATGCCCAAAACCTGAGCGGCCGTTAATGTCACTGTGGCAGACGCTGCAACATCGAGAGCTATTTGAGCATAGTCAACAGCATTGGCAGCAATTTTGGAGGCAGATACGGCACCCGCTTGGATTGTAGTTGCACCTGTATTGCTGATATGAACGTCTCCAGACATAGCGACAGGCGTGGCTATATTTGAAACGTTACCAACGAATATATCAGCAGAAGGAAGCGTATTGGATAGGCCGCCATTAGCTGCTACTGATACAAATGCATCAGTTGTAGCGTCGTATGTGAACCAACCAATTAAATCGGTTGCGTAAAATATTAAAACTATATCTTCAACTTCCCATTGCCATACACCATTGTTTAACAACTCAACGGCATCGGATTGAGACGCGAAATATCCTGAGGTTGTAATTTCGGCCAAATCATCAGTGGTTGCGATACCGACGATGTTTGGAAACAGGTTAAATTCCCTTTTAATCGATGTAATCATTTTTATCTCCGTATAATTTATCTGGTTTTATGTTTAAGGTTTTTACGTCTTATCCTGTCCAAATCATCAACACCCAAGTATCCTACGCCTTGAGATCCTGCATCGGTACGTACACCATATTTACCAGAGTCACCCGCTTTGTCTATACACTCATCGTGACCATAGTACCCTTCCTTTCTTCCCTCTCGAACCTCGATGGGTTTCCGTGGAACTTCATCATAAGCCATGATCGCTCCTTGATTATTTGCAGTCTTTTTTCATAGGCATCTTTTTCTTTTCCATCTTTTTGCCGTCTTTTTTATCCATGTTACGGATAGACTTTTCTTCCATTTTTCTTTTTTCTTTAGTAGACATGATAATATCCTTATTTTTATGGGTTTTATGCTTTCGCCACCGCAGCGTTTCCCGCGGCTTCTACCGATGCATCTACCACAGCATTCACACCATTTAAAATTGGTGTGACAACGGCTGATACAGCAGGTGATTTGGATGTGATAAACGATTCAAGTTTCATCACTAATAATTCCAGTTCTTTTTCAATTGCAGCTACAATTGCAGGCTCATCGGAAATCAATGCGCTTTCAATGACTGATAATAAATGACTGCTTAACAATGTCAAAATCATATTCATTTTTTACCTCCTCGTTTGCCACCGTCCAATACACGATCAGCTTTTGCATCAATTTTAGCTTTTGATGATGCAGAAAGTTTTCCTTTGTTTTCCATTTCCGAAGCGCGTGCTTTGGCATTTCTTGCGTGGGCTTTGTCATTTACTGGATAGCTTCTACCCGGTCCCGCAAAATCAGACTTCGGTAATGCATTTCTTTTCTTGGCTGTCAATTTGGCCATTGCTTGCCTCCAAATATGATATTAAATTTTTAAGCAAATCAATATCATCATAAACTAATCCTAATGTTTTATTACATCTATCACAAATCCATCCCCTGAAATGACCTTGAATATGGCAATGATCAAAAACTGTCATTTCATTTTTATTACAAATATCACATTTATCAGCTCTAGGTCTTCCAGCTATTTCCCACATCTTAGCTTCACGCCGAATCTTAAAATGTTCATTCCTAACCTTTTGAGCGGCAGGATCATTTTTTCTTTTTCTATCCTGTCTAATCTTGTCATTTTCCCGAATCATCTCAAGATTATTTTCCCGATATTTTTCCTTTGCTTTTTTATTAGTCTCGGGATGTTTCTTTCTGTATCGTCTGGCCTGCTCTAATACCTTTTCAGGATTATTTTTTCGCCATTCTTTAACTTTTTCATAATTTGTCATAATTCCCCCTGTTTAAAGGGGGAGTATATCACATGCCGGATTTATTCGGCATCGGGTACTTGCTCTGGTTCTACTGGAGCTGTGTTTTTAGCAAGCTCCTCTAATTTTTGTTTAAGTGATTCTTCGTGGCTTTTAATCATCGTTTCAAGCGCATAAATTGCACCAACCAATTGCTGGAAATTAACTTGTGCCTGATCACGTTGCTGGCAATACATCTGGTGTTGCTGCTTCATTTGATCTAACAGGCTTAATTCTTTCTTTGCTTCAGACATCCTATCTCTCCACGTTGTTATAAAAAATCCACATTCACTCTAGCATAACTTTATCAAGGTGTTAATTATGGACAAATACAAGTAGTACAGTAGCAACCACATGAATCCGTTTTACGTGCGCAGTAACCGGAATCACGAGCTTTCCTTGCCGAAGTTTTTTTATTTACAAACTCAAGCATTAAACTACCAGCATGCGCAATTTGTCCTAATAAATATTCTTGCGTCTGCAAATCTTGACCATGCAATTCTTTTTCAATTATTGATAATACACTTTTTAATAAAATCTCTAACATTTCTACCCTTAACTGATTAAGAAAAATAAAACCCATTGCCAGTAATTTGTGTATTATCTGCAAATGCTGAATTAGTTAATGCAGCAATCCCTGTGACACTAGTGACTGTATAAATATTGAATGCATTTGCAGTCATTATACCAATTAAATAATCTCCCACAAATGTAAGAGGATTTGCTACTCCCATGCAGAACGTTTGCGAACCTCCGCTTGCCCCAGGCCCTGGCAATGAAATCGCCGCTGTACCTGTTTGTGCGCCCTTACTTGATAATAGAATATTGAACGTAAAATAAGTAATATTACCAATTGTGGTATAGGTTCCTGTTTGAACAGCGTATGTGATTCCTGTTGATGAACCACCAAAAGAAACCGCAGGGGTCCAACTAGCAGTTGTATATGTAGATAATGTACTTCCACCAAATGTGATGCTTGGAGCTGATAATGCTCCACTAAATGTTGCAAGAGTCGAAGTCAGATTCAATACTTGTGAGCCAGCATTTCCATTATAAAAACCAAAATTACCTGACTGATAATTATATACAGTCCAATAAGTTCCAGCAGCCCCACTTCCTGACGCATCTCCTCCAAATACTAATGAAGCTTTATCCGTACCATTTGTCGTTCCTTTAATATATACAATGTTATTTGAGGCAGTCGTCAATTGAAGCGCATTTAGAGATCCTGTGCCCGATAATGTCATTGCTCCAAATGTAGGAGTGCTAGATGTTGCTATTGAT